AACGTCCATCGCGTCAGTTCCACGCAAGCCTGCTGATGTGATGAAGAAGAGTGCGTCTGCTGCTTCTGCGCCTGTGCGTCCGAACTCTGATGCGAGATCGATCACAGGTTGACGCATCGCATCGACTTCATCTTGTGCGATACCGACAAGGCCAACGATCTTCGACATTGATGTGTCAAAGTCCATCGCCATCTTTGATGCTGCGATGCCGACTCCGACGATAGGTAGAGTGACACCAAGTGTCATCTTCTTGCCGACAGATGAAACTTGCTTGCCGACAGATTGCATCTTGTCGCCAAAGGCTTTGAACTTGTCGCTCGATGTCGTGACCTGCTGACGCAGTTTGTTCAAATCTTTGTAGGCGCGTTCAAGATCCTTGCCGTCGTACTTGCCTGCGACAAGTACGTTCACCGCTGGTGTTCTTGGCATTACGCAGCCCTATCTAGTAATGACTGCACTTCACGCGCAGCCTGGTCCATCAAAGCGTTGATGCGCTGGCGAGGTCCGTCGCCTGCGTCTTCGATCGCTCCCCAGAGATAACGCTTCGAAGTGTCGCCCCAGTTCTTGGTGAGATTGCGTGCAAACGGATCGCCGCCTTTGTCGCCTCGGCCTGCTGTCTGAAAAATGACAGCAACAGGATCATTGGAATACGCGACGACTCGAATGCTTGCTTTGCGCACAACACCGTTGCGCACGCTCTCAGATCGCCGACGAACGCTTGTCTTCAAAGTGTTCTTCAAGCGCATTGGGTCATATGAGAAATCTCGTCCATCGCGTGCTAGACGCCAGATTCCCCAGTTGGTGAGAGCGATAGGTGGTGTCAGTTTGCGAGCATCGTTGAGAACAGATTCACTCTCGCCTTTGATCTCTTTCACGATCGCGCCGTAGGCTTTCTTATCAAGAGTCGCAAGAGCGTTGATGCTGTTTTCTAATCCTTCGAGTCGAACGATCACTTCTGCGCAGCCTTTCTTTCGTTGCTTACTCGCCAGCGCAGATACCTGAGCATGGTAACAATCATGCGATCGCTTTCAGCCAGCAACACACTTGGCGCAATGTGATACTCATACGCCAGATGCGCGATCATGAAGTGCTGGCTGTGTTCTCCAAAGGGGCGATCTCTGCGTCTTCATCTGAGAACGAGACTTCTTCGATTGTGTCAAGCCATGCATCAAAGTCGAGATCAATCTTCTTGCGTCGCTTCAATGAATGCCAGGCGAGCCAGCATAGATCGGTGAAGCGCATCTCTTTCTCAAACTTCGCAACACTACGCTCGAACTTCTCTTCGAAGCGAACGAAGTCAACTGCCGACACTACTGCATCGGCAGTTGACTCGTCCGTGTAGGTCACCGTCAAGATCAATCGCATTGCAGGACTCCTTCTTTCACGGGGCTAGTTGTGTTGTTTTATGCGGTTGCGCGAGTAACGGTGCCGGAGACAGGCCACGTCACAGAGAGCGTTGCGAGATCGCCGACGCTTGATGCGAACGGCTGATACTGATTGACCAGGCAAGTCGCGGTGTAGGTCGGGTTGGTCGCACCCACAGAATCGCTGGTCGGCTTGACGACGACAGTTGCGATCGTGTTGAGCAGTGGGTACAGAGTTGCATCGACGCTCGCTGCACCGAAGTCCTGATGAAACTCTAGAGTCAGAGAAGCCTGCTTCAAGCCGCCGACGCGAGTGCGCCATTCGCCGCCGAAGGCAGTCGTCTCCACATCGTCGCTTTCAACAGTCAACTCCACGCTGGCGAGCGAAGTCGAGAAGTCCGTGCCATTGACGGTCACGGAGTAATCGGTAGCCACAAACTTGGCCATGAGTGTTTCTCCTTATTGTGCGATGACCTGAACGACGAACTCCGCCGCCAGATATGTGATTTCACCTATTGCAAGAGATTGATAGTTTCTCATCTCTTGCACACGCAGGTCGCTTGCTGCACCGCCGAGTGTTCTGTCTGACTCGATTGCGGTCTTGATACTCGACGCTCCTGTTGGATTGCAGTACGCATCGAGAGTCGATTGTGCTGTGCGCTCGCTGACTCGTCCGACGATGACGATCACAACGAACTCGTAGGTGTCGAGTCCGCGAGCATAGGCTGTGTCATATGAGATGGTGCGTGGTATGACAACAGCGATTGGTGGGTTAGGCTGATCAGGTACAGTTGATGCTGTTCGCAGGCCTGAGATCGTTGCAAGATTTGTTGCGATGCCTGACCGCATTGAGGTGAGCGTTGTCACGCCACGCCTCGATTGCGAATGTAGGGCTGCACAAGTTGAGCAACATCAGGGTCAAGTCCTTTGCTCACGCGCATCGCACCCATCTCTCCAAAGCCTGCAATGCCAAGTGGTGAATCGAGTCTCTTGAATATGCGACTCGCTTGAATGACTGCTGCTTGTGTGACGCTCGCTGGCACACTTGGGAATCCGAAGACTGCTGTGATCTGAACTGTCTTCTCGCCATACGCTGTTGGGAAGAGATAGTCGTCCACTGCACGAATACGAGTGTATGGCCAAGTCAGCCCATCGGCGACAGCGTTCAAAGGTTCGAGTTGGTAATCCTTTGTAGCCCAGGTTACGTCATACACTTGATCGGCGAGCGTTGATGTCTTCAAGGTGAGTGCTGTGCCTGCGATGTCATCAATGTTGAGAACGTAGGAATCGTGTGCTGCGTAGTAGCGTGTCTCGCTGACTGTGCCGAATGATCGCTGGCAATGCCCGTCGATGAGTTCGCTCGCTGCGCTGCCTGCCATTGCGATCAATGAGTCATCAACGGAATCTTCAATGCGCAATGCGGCTTTGATCTGCGCTGTGCTTGCATAAAGAGTCATTCATTCTCCTAAGCCCAAGTGCCCTTGAACTTTGTTAGATGTTCGTTGCTGAGAACAAGATTCGTGCGTTCGTATCTTTCGACTGTGCCTGTTGCGTTCATGTCCTTGAAGTCGGGGAACATCACATGCACATGCTGACATGCTCGAACGTAATCTTGTGTCCAAGTTCTTTCGAGTTCGATTGAATGTTCTTTGCTTCGCACTCGAGGTATGCCGACTCTGTTCAAGATGTCGCGATCGTAGACACCCATGAACATGCCGAACAGATCAGGGTGTTGACACAGACTGACTGCATCTTCTCTTTGCAAACCTTCGTGCAGAAAGTCTGCATTGTGTACGATCACGCTGTCTTGCAACAACCAGAAACGATCGATGTCTGTGTGTTTCAACACCCATTCGATCTTGCCGAGTTCGTAGTCGTACTGACTGACAAGCAGAACAGGAATGTCATCTGGCATACTCGCAAGACAGTCACGCCACCAGAGTTCACGGCCAACGCTTGTCGCGATAACGATCACAATCGAGCCTTGATGTCTGTGCTCGATATGCCTTGCGTGTAAGGCAGATAAAGCATTCCGATCTCGTTGTCGTCGAGAAAGTCTTGATCGAAGTTCATCTGCGCGTAATAGTCACGACGCGCCCAGTCAGAACCTATCGCGATCACATCAGGCATGACTTGCTCGATCACTGGTCGTGAATCTGCACCGCCGATGTTCTCGACTACTGCATCAACGTATCGACAAGAGAGCAGAACAGTTTCGCGTTCTTGATAAGAGCACACAGGTGCTTTGCCTTTGTAATTCTTGACAAACTGATCTGTGTTCAAGCCGACGATGACTTTGCCAAACTGTGCGCAGCGTGCAAGAAAGTTCACATGACCTGCATGAAACAGATCGAATGTTCCGCCTGTGTAGATAATCATCACAATGGACCCTCGTAGAAGTTACCCCAATACGATAAGCCTTCGCGAGCGTTTGCTGCGTTCGGGTGTTTCAAACCTATCCAGCCTTCTGCTTGAAATCGATGTTCGTTCTTGCATTTGTCGAGTGCTGCGATGTACGAACCTCGAGCCCACCAGAAGTTGCCTGCGTAGAACTTGTGATGCTCTTTGTGTTCTGGCATTTGAGATTTCAAATAGTAGACGCCTGATGTTTCGTGAGTGCGTAGATCGTTCAATCGATCTCGCCAGAGTGTCACGTTGTAGTAGGTCATCGAGTGTCGCCATGCGCGTGCAAGATCGCTTGGTCGTGCTGCGCCTTTGCTGTGTGCATAGAAGATGTGTTGTCCAAGAAAGGCTGTGCGATGCAAGTGATCGAGTGTGACTTGTTCCCAGCCTTTGTCTGTGACTTTGATGATCTGTGCTGGAATGCGCAGTTCTGCGCAATGCTGAAGCACTTCTCTGCGTCTATCGATGCGTCCGACGATTCCAATTCTGAGAACGTCTATCGCGTCGAGTAAGCCTGATTTGTCTGCGGTGTTGAAATGAAGATCAAATGCTTCACGCCATTCGCCGTCAGCGTAGATGTGGTAATAGTGCGTCAGTCCCATGACAAGTCTCGCCTACGCTGCAATTTCCATTCGCCTGCAGAGTCGTCACAGCGAAACACTTTGCGTTCGTAGTAATCACGATTGGCTGCGAAGGTTCGATCGTTCTTCGCTCGATAGCCTGCATTCAATGTGCTGCTGTTGTCATGATGCACAGGGATAGTGCTGCGCATGACTGTGAACTGCATCTGTCGAGTTCGTCGTTCGTAATCGTTGTCTTCGAAGTAGGCAGGGTGTAGTGCTTCATCAAACAAGCCAACTGTTTGGACGACATTCTCGCCAAGTGAGAACGCGCACCATTCAGGCGAACCATTCGAGAGAACGAGCATGTCTGAGTGTTGCAAGTCATCGAACATGTTCAAAGAACCTGCAGGCCATGTGATGTCAAAGTTGCAGATCAACCATGATCGAGCGAAAGGTGCTGCTTTGATTCCCAGATTCCATGAACCAGAGACTCCAAGATTCGCTGGCATACTAATCAGCGACATGCGCTTGATGTGCTGAGTCCATCGAGTGTCAAGCAATTCACGATCAACACATCGGCCATTGTCAATGATGATCAGATGTTCAATGTCATGATCGATGCTGTCGATCATTCGATAGAGCAAGTCAGGCTTGGTCAAGATTGGTGTGATCATCGCCTCGATCATTGCAACGCCTTGAGTGTTGGTCGCCAGAAATGATCAAAGATGAAATCTGCGTTGTATTGCGAAGCAAACTCGATCGCCTTTGTGCTGCGTGTACGACCTCGATCATAGGCCTGTTGCAATGCGTCAACGATGCTTGCAACTCGAGGAGTGACAAGCCATGCTTTCTGCATTGCGTCCCACCACGGTTGTCCATCGACTAGCCAGCCGTCGCCGCAGAGTTCTGTTTGCGCTGTGGCATCACTCATGATCACAGGGGTGCCACATGCTTGCGCTTCAATCGCCGGAATGCCGAAGCCTTCACCCATGGAAGGTTGCAAGAAGACGTCCATCGCTGTGTAGATCGCTGCGAGAACTTCTTGTGTCATGCCAGTGCGATAGGCGTACTGATCGATGAACACAATCTGTTCATCTTTGATTCCGCACGCTTTCGCAAGATCGCGCAAATTGATTCCGCCCATTGCGCCGCGATCTTCTGTGTGCAGATACAAGACAGCATCATCATGTTTCTGAGCGAACATCGCGAATGCAAGAAACGCTTCTGGGAATGATTTGCGATTAGGCACGATGCCTTTGTTTGCTGAGTTCATTCCGACGACGAACTTCGATTCATCGATCTCGATGATTTCTCGACCCGTCATGTTTCGTTCAGGTGTTGTGATCTTCTCGGTTGGCTTGAAGACTTGTTCGATTGCGTGTGGAATGTAGAAGCATTCAACATCTGCTTGTTGCAACATTGATTCGCCGAAGCGACTCATCGCAATCGGTGTGACGTTTGATCGCTTGCACCATGTCAAAACGTCAGGTGGGCAAGGCATGTGATCGATTGGTACCCATGATGCGATGTGCTCGATCATGTCCCATTGTTTGCCTTTGAAAACCCACACATCGTAGAGAGTGATCAGTAAAGGATCGTCGCTTTGATTCTCATGCGCCCAGGCGTACAGATGCGCTGGAATGACATCGTTGCTGTGTAGATCAAAACCTCGAGGAAAGACTTTGATGCCTTCCCAAATTGTTTGTGCGCCTTCTAGTCCATAGTTCGACGCGATCGCGATCGCGTGCTTGTCTTCTTTGAGGCGCTGCGTGACTTGCGCGGTTTGCTGACCGTATCCTGTTGAGGCGTGGGGACTGTTGCTTGCCCAGAGTATGGTGCGGCGAATCTCGCTTGGATCAGAAGTTGTGCTAGGTAGGCTGGAACGTCGAGCCGGGTTCCCTGAACGTCGATGAGCATTCGACATCATTCTCTCTTTCTGTGCGCAGGTGGGGTGTCTGTCAGGGCGCCGAGTCCTGCGCGCCCCAACGCCCTGACAGACGTTTGTGTTCGTTGACGACTAAGAAGCGCCGCCAGCGAAATACTTCACATGAGAAGTCTGAGGCAAGTTGCCGTCAACGCGGAACGTTGCGCGGAACGTGACCAGACCATCTGCGAAGGCGTAGTCATCGCTACG